GAAAAGTTTCGCATCATGAGATCAGCGGGTATTCACCGAGCTGGAGAATTCTCTAATGAAAACTTAATCTTCAAAGACATTCGCAATCGTGGGTACTTTGATCGCCTAAACAAATATCTAGAACAACAGCGGGTACAACAACTTTCGCTTTACTAGTTGCTCGCTTTCGTATATAATGATGATATGCGCTGTACGTTTACAGCTACCAACTTGAAGGTACAATGAATGTTTGAGAGTTTTTACACTGAGGTCTCGCAACGAGGCAACACTATCTTTCTGCGTGGTTACAACAACGGCCGCAGAATTCAACGCAAAGTCAATTACGCTCCATACTTGTTTGTCTCTAGCAAAGAGAAAAACTCTGAGTACAAAACTCTAGAGGGCAAGTCTGCTGAGAAAATCTCTTTTGAGAACATCCGAGAAGCAAAAGATTTTGTCGAGCGATACAAAGACGTAGGTGGCATGAGCATCTACGGTCTGAATTCATTTCTGTATCCGTTTCTCAACGATGAGTATCCAGGCAAAGTTCAGTACAACCTAGACACAGTTCGTATCATCAATCTAGATATCGAATGTGCGCCCGATGGCGATGATACTGGCTTTCCAAATATTGAAACTGCAAATCAACCAATCACTGCTATCACGTGTAAAGTCAAAGACAAGATCACAACGTTTGGCTGCGGTGAGTTTGAAGTCCATCAATCTAACGTGAAGTATGTGAAGTGCAGCGATGAAAAGCGGCTGCTTCAAGAGTTCATCGGTTACTGGCAGGCTGTTGATCCAGATGTTATTACTGGCTGGAACATTGAGTTCTTTGACGTACCGTACATCATCAATCGTATTGAACGTGTGCTAGATAAAGAACATGCAAAGCGTTTGTCGCCGTGGGGAATGTTAGACGAAAAGAAGATCGACATTCACGGTAACGGCAAAGAGCAGCAGACGTATCGGCCGCTCGGTGTTTGTGTTCTAGACTATCTACGCATCTACAAGAAGTTTACATACACACAACAAGAAAGCTATAGACTAGATCACGTTGCTTTTACTGAGCTAGGTGAACGTAAGCTAGACTACTCTGAGTACGGTAGCTTGACTGAGATGTGTCGCAACAACTTTCAAAAGTATATCGAATATAATATTCATGACGTTGAACTAGTTGATCGTCTAGAAGAGAAGCTAGGTCTTCTTGCTCTAGGTCTTACTCTTGCTTATGACGCTAAGATCAAGTATGATGATATGTTCACAAGCATTAGACTGTGGGATATCATCATTCACAACTATCTGCTAGATCGTAAGATCGTTGTACCGTTGCAGAGAGAAAGCACAAAAGACTCGCAGTTCACTGGCGCTTATGTACGTGATCCAAAAGTAGGTATGCACAAGTGGATCACAACGTTTGACGTTAACAGTCTGTATCCTTCTTTGATCGTGCAGAACAACATGTCGCCAGAAACACATGCTGGTAAAGTTAACACGATGAATGTTGATGAACTACTTGCAGGTAAGTTTGACAAGCAATCTATTCTACAAGAAAATAATGTTGCAATGTCTGCCAACGGCGCTTTGTGGAACAAAGAGAAGCAAGGTCTATTCCCTGAGATCGTGTTGAAGATGTATGCTGAACGTGTCGAGTATAACAAACTTAAGAAAGAAGCAAAGCAAGCTAACGATTCTAACGGTGTTTCTCGCTATCACAATCTACAGCTAGTCAAGAAGATTGTTCTTAACAGTTTGTTCGGTGCTACTGGTAATCCAGCGTTTCGTTTCTATCAGAATGATTACGCAGAAGGTATCACTATTCATGGTCAGTTAGCTATTCGTTGGGTTGCACAAGACATTGATGCTTATCTTAACAAACTTCTTAAGACAACAGATAAGCAGTATGTTGTGTACTGCGACACCGACTCTGTGTTCGTCTCGCTGGACGATCTAGTCAAGTCTGTGTTTACTGATACGTCAGATGTGCAGAAAGTCACAGAGTTTGTGAACAAGGTCTGTTCTGATAAACTAGAGCCTGTGATTAACAAGTCGTTTGAACGCCTGAAAGAATACACAAACTCTTATGTCAATCAGATGAAGATGAAGCGTGAGAACATTTGTGACACTGCTATCTTCATTGCGAAGAAGAAGTACATCATGAACGTGTACGACAGCGAAGGCGTTAAGTATGATGAGCCTAAGCTATACATGAAAGGCATCGAAGCTGTTAAGTCCTCGACGCCGTATTCGTGTCGAGAGAAGATTAAGCTTGCACTCAAGATCATCATGCAAGGTAACAACGGTAAGCTTATTGAGTTTATTGATACGTTTAGAGATGAATTCTCTAAGCTGAAGTTTGAAGAGGTTGCCTTTCCTCGTGGCTGCAACGGCATTCTTAAATACAGTGATGAAAAAAAGATATACACTGACGGCACACCGATGCATGTGCGTGGAGCCCTAGTGTATAATGCTCTACTGCGTGAAAACAATCTTGATCGTAAGTACGCAACAGTTAAAGAAGGCGAGAAGATCAAGTTCTGTTATATGAAGCTGCCGAATTCGTTTCGTGAAAATGTAATCTCTTGTCCTGGTGTTCTACCACCAGAGTTGAAGCTAGAGAGATACATTGATTACAATCTACAATTCGATAAAGCTTTCTTTGATCCTATTAGGAGCATCACTAGTGTTATTAAATGGAAAACAGAACACATGTCAACATTGGAGGACTTTCTAAATGGCAACTAAACAAGCAACAGAAATTGATTTTGATTTTGATTTCGGATTTACATCCGCAAGCGAAGACGAGATCAAAGCACCTATTATAAAAGACTTGCAACCCGCAATTTTGATTGCCGCGCAAGGTTATCAGCAGATCATAGACGACCTATTGAAATCAATTGAACCGCTGCTAAACAACCTTGTCAAAGATGCAGACACAAAAGAATACATCTATTGGCCTGATCGTAAAGCAAAAATTGAAGCGTACCGAAAGAAATTACATGCTATCGCAAATGGCAGTTGACATTTTGTTTGATCTAGTATACAATGATGAACAGTGGCATAAACAGGAGATATTATGAGCATTTTAGAAAAACTAAGAAAGAGTTCTACCGTTAAAGAGTCAGACATTCTTTCTGAATCAAAGTTCTTTGAAAAGAAGGACATGATTGCTACGTCAGTACCTATGTTGAACGTTGCATTGTCTGGCCGTCTAGACGGTGGTCTAACTCCAGGTCTTACGATGTTTGCTGGTCCGTCTAAGCACTTTAAGACTGCGTTTTCTCTCATGATGGTCAAGGCATATCTTGACAAGTATGATGATGCAATGTTGTTGTTCTATGACTCAGAGTTTGGTGCGCCTCAGGCGTACTTCCAAACATTCGGTATTGATCCTGCACGTGTGCTGCATACGCCGATCACTGACGTTGAACAGTTGAAGGTAGATATCACTAATCAGTTGAGTACAATCAATCGTGGTGATCACGTTATCATCGTCATTGACTCTATCGGCAATCTTGCTTCAAAGAAAGAAGTCGATGACGCAATGGACGGCAAGTCTGTTGCTGATATGTCGAGAGCAAAGCAGATCAAGTCGCTATTCCGTATTGTTACGCCGCACTTGAACATCAAGGACATTCCGCTTGTTGTTGTCAATCACACGTACATGGAAATTGGCATGTTCCCCAAGGCTATCGTTGGTGGTGGTACTGGTTCGTATTACTCTGCTGATAACATCTTCATCATCGGTCGTCAGCAAGAGAAGGACGGCACTGAACTAACTGGCTATAACTTCATCATCAACGTTGAGAAGAGCCGCTTTGTTAGAGAGAAGTCGAAGATTCCAATTGAAGTCTCATTCACTGGTGGCATCAGTTCATGGTCAGGTCTACTTGAAGTTGCTCTTGAGTCTGGTCATGTTATTAAGCCCAAGAACGGTTGGTATCAGAAAGTCGATATGGAAACTGGCGAAGTTGCAGAGAAGAACTATCGCCAAGCAGATACCAACACTAAGGACTTCTGGCTACCTGTTCTCAAGTCAAAGTCTTTCAGAACATACATTGAGACAAAGTACATGATGGCACACGGTGATATCATGACTGATCAACAGCTAGAAGATATCTACGGTGAAGATTAATGATTGAAGACGTAATTTTTTCACATCTTCTTTACAACGAAGAGTATAGCAGAAAGGTACTTCCTTTTCTGAAGTCAGAGTATTTCCAATCTAGGTCGCACAAGATTACGTTTACTCTGATTGAAAACTATGTGAAGTCGTACAACAAGATGCCTTCTAAAGAGGCAGTCTTGTCCTCGTTGCAGGGATTAGAAAATCTAACTGAAGATGAATTCAAGATTTGCGATGGCGAGATCAACGCACTCAAAGCAGACTTGAATACATCTATTGATTGGTTAACAGACGAAACAGAAAAGTTTTGTCAAGAGAAAGCTGTATACAATGCTATCATGGATTCAATCAAGATCATTGACAAGAAAGATGTTAAGCGTAGTAAGGGTAGTATTCCACAAATTCTTACTGAAGCTCTTGCAGTTTCTTTTGATACTAATATTGGGCATGACTTTATTGAAGATTCTGATCGACGTTATGCGTTTTACCATCTGAAAGAAGAGAAGATTGATTTCGATCTAGAGTTCTTCAACAAGATCACCAAGGGTGGTCTGTCTCGCAAGACTCTGAACATCATTCTTGCATCTACTGGTGTTGGTAAGACTATGTTCATGACGCACTGTGCTTCACACAATTTGACTGTGGGTAAGAACGTACTCTACATCACTATGGAAATGTCTGAAGAGCGTATTGCAGAACGTATTGACGCTAACTTGATGGACATGACGATTGATGATCTTAAAGAACTACCGAAAGAGTATTTTGATAAGAAGATCAGTAAGATCAGAGAGAAGACACGCGGCAAGCTAATCGTGAAAGAGTATCCTACTGCTGCTGCTGGCTCTGCACACTTCAGGCATCTCATTCAAGAGCTACGTATCAAGAAGAACTTTATACCAGATATCATCTATATTGACTATCTGAATATCTGTGCGTCTGCACGTATGAAGATGGGTGGCACAGTTAACAGCTACATGTATGTGAAAGCAATTGCTGAAGAGCTACGTGGTCTTGCTGTAGAGTTCGATCTACCAATTATCTCTGCTACACAGAGTAATCGTGATGCGTATAACTCTTCTGACGTTGGTCTAGACAACACTTCTGAGTCGTTTGCGCTGCCTGCGACTGCTGACCTTATGTTTGCTCTTATCTCTACAGAAGAGCTAGAGGGTCTTAATCAGATCCTAGTTAAGCAGTTGAAGAACCGTTATGATGACCCTGCTAACAACCGACGTTTCGTTATCGGTGTCAACAAAGCTAAGATGAAGTTCTATGATGTTGAACAGTCTGCACAGCAAGATATTCTTGATGGACCGCGGTCTAAGAAAAAGAACGAAGATAAACCAGTTATGGACAACTCTAAATTCGGTGAACGCTACAACGAAGAAGAGACAATGCGTTTTGTAACAAAGAAAGCGGGAAGGAAAGACTTTAGTGGTCTTAAGATTTCATGAACTATAAAATCAAAACAATGAGTAGCCTGTTCTGTATCTTTGAAATTCAAACAAAAGCTATCATTGAGTTTTCTTCTAATGAAACAACAATGAAAAGTCTATGTAAATCATTAAACTCTGGCGCGGCGTTTGATGGCTACACGCCGCGCTTCTTTGCTAGGTCACCAAATGCTTGTAGAATTTAAAGGTAACTTTTCTGTTGAGACTAGAGCAGAGCTAGAAAGAGCAGCAAGATTTTTTGCAGATTGCCTTTTGCCTGACTATTCAATACCTGACATTGAACTTGAAATCGTTCTAACAGAAAAATGGAAGAACGAAAAGGGCAATTGTGAAGTCTTAGACTTTGATGAAAAAGTGCCTACTCTGTTTGTTATAGAAATTGTTGACGATAAGATCGAAGAGCAGATTGAAACCCTAGCGCATGAGATGGTGCATCTTAAACAGTATCATAGGGGCGAGCTAAGAGACGGTAAAGACATTCACGAATTCAAGTGGAATCGTACTCGAATGAACGTAAAGAACATAGATTACCATGATTTACCGTGGGAAATCGAGGCCTACGGTAGGGAAGTCGGGTTGGTGCATAAATACAACAGAAAATACTCAAAAAATCTTGTTGGCCAAGTGCTTGATATCCTTACATAAAATTTTGATGGGTTGTAACCTATTGATTTTGTTATGAATTTAGTTGTTGACAATACCCAAAATCCATGTCATTATATGTAGGCAATGTGAGAGGGGACGTGGTGTCCCTACCTACTTTTGATAATGGAGACTATGATTATGACTACTGATACCAATGTGACTACCGCCAAGTCGTTTAGCCGTGGCGAAAAGCTTAAGATTGCAATTTCGCTGATTAACGCTAATCCTACAATGCCTGAAAGTCAGATCGGCAAGATGATTGCTGACACTCTGGAAATCAAGCTTGGCAATGCTATCCACAACTATTACAAGGCTGTGATCCGCAAGGGTCTGACTAATATTACCAAGCGGGTTCCTGACGCTGGTAAGGCTGTCTTTACCCGCAAGGCAAAGGCGAAGACTGCTCCCGCGACTAAGGAAGTCGCTGTGGAGACGCTGTTGCCGCCCGCTGCTGTTATGCAGACTACTGGCGCAACACTTGTGGTACCCGCTCCTACGCAGCCCAAGAAGATGACTGTAGAAGAGTTCAAGGCTGGTTTGGCCCGCGCTCGCGCTAAGGTTCGGGTAGAAGAAACGAAGCAGAGCGAAGGCGAGATGGAAATTCCGTCTTTCCTGCGCCGCGCTTAATCTATAAAAGGGACAACCAAAATGTCAAATGAATTGGGTTTAATCAAGACCACATATTCCTGCAAAACTGTTAAGCAGATATATGATGCTATCATCGGTGGTCAAATCAATACCAACCCTATCTCTCAACGGGAATCTACCAATGACACTATTGGTTGTCCCAAGGATAGGGGAATCGTTGAATCCATTTTCAATGGTGTTGGTATCGGTATGATTACGTTGCGTGATATTCGTTCTACCAGCGAAGGCCCGCATCTTTATGAAGAAAACATTAAGTTATATTATTCTAACAATGATTTTCTTGTGATTGATGCTGGACACAGGACACGCGCCATTCAGTGTTTTATCAACGGCTTTTTCAAGGTCAGAGTTAATGGTCAGAAAAAGTCCTATACTGAATTGAGTAAAGAAGAACGCGATTATTTTAATAATTTCGTGGTGAATATTGATGAAAAAATTTGTTCTTCACAGCAAGCGATCCTTATTTTCCGTGCTATCAATAAAGGCACTAAGGTTAATGACTATGAAATGATCATGGCTAATGATCAGTCGGAAGTTCTTAAACAGATCCGTATGTTCTATCGTGAATACAAAGAGTATGATTGGAATCAGCCGCATCGTATCTTTGAACTTTCTAAACAGTCTAATAAAGAAGAAAGCACAAAGAATGTGGCGAAGTATCTTGGTTGTACTAACGCCAAGGCACGTTGGGCAAGAGATGTGTCGGTAATTCTCCTCAAGAGTGTTGCCGTTTGTGATCCTGATGCCACTGACAGCGATTTTGATGCTGGTCACGAGGATCTTTCTAGTCTCGTGGAACGCGAAGATAGCAAGGAGTTTACTATTCAGAAGAAGCACATGGATACTATCAAGAATTTCTTTGATACTCTCTTTGAACTGTCCAAGGAAAAGAAACGCAAGATTACCGAAGATGATTTCAGTGCTTTTGAGTGTATTTGGTTTGAATTGTATCGCGCTAGAAATACCTTTAAGTTCTACGATATGACAGCATTTAATATTAAGTTTGTTAATGCTATTGATGCTATCAAGAATTGTTCTGATATTATCAAGGGAACAGAAGGCGAAGAAGATATCGTTAAGAATATCTTCAAGGTCTATAAGAAGTCCTTCTCTGACGGAAAAAAGCAGGCCTTTGCTGCCCGTCTTCTCCTCGAACACATGCTAGGTAAAAAGTTCAAGGGTACTCTTAAGGTTGATGCCGATGCTCCTGCGTTTAACAGAATGGGTATTGTTTTCCCCGAAAGCAAGCGCAGCATGTCTCGCGCCGAGCGTGAGGTTGCCCTTGCAAAGCAGAATAACAAATGCTTCACCTGCGAGAAGGCCATCTCTGTTGATGAAGCCGAGTTTGGTCATGATACGCCACATGCGCGTGGTGGTAAGATAGAGGACGGTAAAGTTCTCTGTAAGGCTTGCAACCACCGTGGCGATACCCTGACGCTGACAGAGGTCAAGAAACTTGCCGCCTAGACTACCTCGGGGTGGAGAAATCCACCCCTTTTTTTGACTGAAATGGCTAAGTGCTTGATTTTAAACAAAAACTAAATTCTTAACAAAAACAATGACTTACGGATTACTCGGCTAAGTGTTTGATTTTAAACAAAAGATAGTTCTTGACTTTACCTACCAATTTGTTATTATAGCTATATTGAAATTGAGTTGAGAGAGACAAGTTTATGAAGATCATCATTGATACCCAGCACGAAGAGAACTACGGCGCCCATGCGTGGGACGGTAAGGGTGAATGCCCGCAATACTGGAAGTTCAAAGGCGGTTCTACCTACGTGGTCGACAACCTGTCTGTTCCCGATGTTATGGACTTTGTCGCCACGGGTATCGACCCGCTGCTAGTCCTCATTGAGGACTTCAATGATTCCTTCAAGGAATACGTCATTGACTGGCGCATTGCCGATGATGATGCGGTTGAAGGCGAAGAGTGGCAGACGCCTGTCCGTATCTCGCGCATGGGTGACAAGTACGTTGCCCGCCGTACCATCAGCAATGATGAATACGGTTACATGCGGCAAGAGATTGCCAGCAAGACTGAACAGTGGGACATGCTGCCCGCTGGCGACCGCGCTAACTATAGCGCCACGTACACCATGCGTAATGGTGCAACTGTAAAGGAGCAGAGCCTTAATGCGGCTCTGGCAGCTTAAGATGTTGTGCAGAAGTTTGAAAGAAGCTATTGACAGTTTGAACGAAGAACTTATTATGCTTTGCGAAATCCGTGGCGAATTGTCCGATGAAGACAACGCCCGTATTGAAAATCGTATTTTTGAAATTCAAAACAAATTGAAGGTGTTATAACATGCGCGGTGTTAAAATTAAAAAGAGTGTTAGTATTACCTTGACTGCCGATGACTGGCAGTTGTATGCTGCTGCGGACGAAGACGGTCGAGAGATTAATCCTGAATTCGTGGCAGTTGCTCTAAACAATGCAATTGAACGTGACATAAACAGTGGTTTAAGTATATTCGAAGTGGAAAAGAACATTCATAACGTTATGTCATTCTTTGCCGACTTTGGCGCTACGGATAGTGAGCCGCAACAAGTTTTGTATAGTATGCTGAATTCGATTTATGGAGATGTGGAATAATGTCTACACGTAGCACAATTGCAATTGAGTATGAGAACGGTACCGTTGCTCAGATTTACTGCCATCACGATGGTTATTTTTCTCACAATGGTAAGATGTTGTTGGAGCATTACACCAAAGTTCCTAAGATTGTTGAGTTGATTGGTCTTGGCGATATCAGTTATCTTGGTGAAAAGATCGGCGAGAAAATTGATTTTTTAGCGCCGATTTATGATCAATGCAAATCATACAAGCGTGATCGTGGTGAAAAAGACACTGGTGCAAAGTTTTTTGATAACCTAAAAGATTATGAAAAGAACCATCAGTATGAAGAGTATGAATATTTGTTCCAGCAACACACTGGTAGCTGGTCAGTGTTCATCAATGACGAATGGTATGATCTTCAAGAAGCTATGCGTAAGGAGGAAGTAGGTGAGCTATAAAACTGGTACATGTCCCGTCTGTAACGGTTCTGGTCGAGTCCCTGCGGGTGACAGTAAGTATAAGACTTCTTACGCTGGCTATGATCCTGCTACAGATACTCTACGGTGCAACAACTGTGGTGGTCAGTATATGTACAGCAGAAATAGTGGCACTGTGCGTCTACGTGAAGACGGCGCACCGTGTACACACAAGTATCATAGCAAGACGATTGGCAGATGCTTGACAGAATATAAATGTGAACACTGTGGCGATTGTCACACAATTGATTCCGGCGATTGATAGAGGATAAAGATTATGGGTTATGCAAGTGCGTTAGATGCTGCTGGTGCGAAGGTGCTAGAGTTCAGAAATTTCGGTGACTATCAAGGTTCTTGGTATGCTCTCGTATTGTATGAAGATAAGAAAGCTTGGGCAAGTGGGTCTTTCGGTTCTTGCACTGTCTGTGATGCCTTTGAGGCAGAGTTTGGTATGTTCTGGGACGAAGACGAGGCTAGCGAAGAGTACAAGAAACGCCTTGCTGACTTTGGTCGCGGCTACCTTGATAATCTTTTAACGCAAGAGCAGGCAGAAGCAGAAGCTAGTAGCAACATTGAATGGGACTATGATGCTGAAGCTATGTTAGAGTGGATCAAATCTAAAGCTTGACAAGCTATAGCTTATATATTATAAAAAGCTTGACAAGCTATAGCTTATATAGTATAATCGGTAATGTTAAGGAGATAAACTATGAAGAACAAGACACAAAAGCGTAAAGAAGCCCTAGCCCGTATGGAAGCTGGCCATCAGAGTCCTGGTTCAGATACGAGGGTCAAGAAGTATCCGCGTACTGAAGAGAAACGTCAAGAAGAAATGGCGCGTCTACGGAAGTCGATCGGACACTATGCTTAATAGATTTTTACCTATGTATGTATCTATGCGTACACTAGGTATGGCTATTGCTATGACGATATCGTGGATGAAATGGCATTCTTTGCTATGGATTTTCATTCACGGTTTCTTCGGCTGGGGTTATGTGATTTATTTTTTTATTATGAGAGAAGCTGGATTTATTTAAATGGGTATCTATCAGTACACAATGCGTAAGGATGCTATCGTAGTTGATGGCATGAAGATTGGTCGATTTCAATTTGCTTACAAGTACGGCCGCGACTGGCAGCCCGGTGGCGAAACTGACACTTACATTTGGTTTGCTAAGACACGCACTAGTCGCATGAAGAAAAATAGGGCTGTTATTTGTCTTGAGTCTGCTGCTAAACGTGCTAGAGAAACTTTGCCTGATGTTGAATATTTTGTTTCAGCATCGTCATTTAACGAAGCAAAGAAATACAAGCTTGAAGTGCATCGTTGCAATGTACACATGGATCAGTACTGCGAAGAGTTGGTGCGAGAAATTTATCCAGTTGTTGGCTACTTGACAAAGATCGGCCGAAGCTATATACTTGAGAAAGTAGAAACACATTCCGCGGTAGCTCAGTCGGTAGAGCATCTGACTGTTAATCAGAGTGTCCCTGGTTCGAGCCCAGGCCGTGGAGCCACTTTTTAGAAAAGAGCAATATGCACATACACACATCTCCCACTGGTGTCAAGTACAAGATACATGATAGGGTAGATGTATTGTATAAGGCAATACAAGAACAGGCTTGTTTTGATCCTCATATGATTGATATATCAATTGAGCATCTAATTACACGACCTGGTGTTGTTGTAGATGTTGGTGCTAATATCGGAGCGTATTGTTTAGAGATAGCTGTTAGATTTCCAGAGTGTAAAATTTATGCTTTTGATCCTGTTGTTCCTACCTCTAAAGAACTAGAAGGCAATATAGCTTTAAACGGATTTACCAACATTGAATCATATAGAATAGGACTTGGAAATAAAGAGTGTGAGATAGAAGCTGAAGATCCAGATGTAACAGAATCTTATGGTTATGGTTGTGTTACTCTAACAAATAAAGTTATACTTTGTCAAAAAACAGCGATATATAAAATACGCACGTTAGACTCCTTTAACCTATCTGATGTGTCTCTGATAAAGATTGATGTTGAGGGTATGGAGTTAGAAGTTATCGAAGGCGCTGTAGATACTATCAATAGATGTAGTCCTATGTTGATTTTTGAAGCGTGGGGTACAGATGGGTTTGCAGAACACCGTACTAAAGTAATGCAATTTGTAGAAAGTCTAGGTTATAGTCTAACAGTAATGAATGACGATATTATAGCAGTTAAGCAATAGTTGGGAGATTGAGATATGACTAAGCACGAAGAAGCAGAAGTAATTCTAGAAAGAATTCATGCTGCTAATGTTGCAAGTGAACGCAGTGAAAGTTTGTGGGCAAAAGACTATTGGTCTAGAGTTCTGCATGTTATGCAACGTAAGTTGCAGACGAAGTTAAACGAGATTGATAAGCCTGAGCCTTGGATTCAGGTCGTTAAAGTGAATTTCTAATATGTCTAAATCTTATAAGACAGAAATTGTAGAAGACCCAGATCATCCTGGCGAGTTTCTTCTTGATATTGGAGAAGCAGCAAAGAATCTAGGTTGGCAAGAGGGCGACACTCTTGAATGGATTGATAACAAAGACGGCACTTGGACTATTCAACTAAAAGAGAAAGGGAATAAATCATGACACTATCACAAACGTTTGCAGCAACAGGTCTGTGGTTCATTATCGTATCTGTCTGCTATACTCATTGCAAGTGGTCTAACGTAAGAGACTGTTATCTTATGTTGTTCAAGCGTGAGTACTGGAAGCCTTACAACACGATTGAGTTTGTCAGTTGGGTAGCTAAGGCAATTATTATTATCCCTGGTCTAGTTTTTCATTATGATGTTTGGCAACTATACTATCTAACACTTATTACTAGTGTTGCTCTTATCTGGGCAAGTCGTGAGAAGTCACTACCCACTCTTGTTGGCTTCAACACAATGTGGGCATGGCTAAGTCTTGCAGTTCTTTCGCAGCATCTTTTGAAGTAGATGACGTACTCATTACGCAGGGTAAGTGATGGTATTGGTGATGCTGGCGGCATGTCAATGGCATTTTGGCGCGATCCAATTTCTGGTGATATAGAAAAAGCATACAATGTAAAACCTAGAGTTGGAGTAGCTATACGTGTAGGATCAATTATTGCACGAACATATCAATGGCAAGATTGGTGGCAAACTTCTTTGATCGAAGAGATTTTAGAAGAATCGGAATCTGAAGACGAAGGTCTATACGTCAAGTTTAAAACAATGAACTCAATATACGAGTGGAGAAGTCGTTAAAATTTATGAACATATATCGAAAATCTGTATTTACACATAAGGTTCGTGTAGAGTTTGATCCTAAAAACAAAAAGCACATGACAGACTTTGCTAGGTTTATTAAGTGCAACAATTGGGTAGAAGGTTGCAACTATCTTCTAGAAGATCCGTACACAGATATTCCTACGATGATCTATAGAAAGATCGCACACAATACATTACAAAGCTATATGCAATGAAATTTCTTTGTAAACTACGTCTGCACAAATGGATAAGCGAGTGGCGTCCTAGCCGCTGTCCATATTATCCATTTGCTATTCTCGTACAGCGAACATGCAAACGCTGTGGCAAAGTAGATATTCCTAAAGAAAAAGAAATGCATCATGACTGAGATGCATAAGAGAACGTTTGTTAGAACTGTCTCTTATAGACTAACTGCTGTAGGTATTACAGCAATCTTTACTGGTCTTAGTGATGCAATATTGATCCATATTATTCTGACTGCCGTACACTACGTATTTGAGCGTATTTGGCTTAAGGTAGATTGGGGCAACTCAGGCTCAGGTATTGTACGCAGCAAATGTGACGCTTGTAAAGCAAAAATAAAAGCTTGACTTTTGCCTCTTCCATGTTATAATAAATACATGAAAAGAGGTAAAGATATGCTAGATTTTACAGGTTACATGAAAAGCATGGGCGCGAGGACGCTGTACGTATTCGATATTGACGATACGTTGTTTAAGACAAATGCGCTAATCCATGTTAGAGATGCTTCTGGTAAGATTGTACAGAGTCTAGGCAATCAGACGTACAACACGCATAAGCTTCTTCCTGGGCAGACTTATGACTTGTCTGACTTTAGACAAGCGGATAGATTTGAAATGACCTCTAAGCCTATTGTTCGCATGTTGGACAGGGTTAAGGGGTATCAGAAAAACGTCAAAGACTTGAACAGTAAGATCATCTTTGTTACTGCAAGATCAGATTTAGACGATAAAGAAAAGTTTCTGAATGTCTTCCGTAAGTTTGGTATTGACATTGACAACATACACATCTATCGTGTAGGCAATGATAACGGTCCAGAGTCTACGGGAGAGAAGAAAGCTAAAGTTGTAAGAGGATATCTCTCTAGCGGTGAATATGACACTGCATATATGTTTGATGATAATCTAGGCAATTTAGACGCTTTCAAGGATCTAGGTTCAGATTTTCCAGACATTTCATTTTTCGCCTGTCAGGCATTTCAAGATGGATCAATTAAACATGCGTGAAGAAAATTTAAAACTACAACTATTTGTTAATCATATGGACAGTGTTGTTGAACATTGTGAAGACAAGAAAGACATTCTGTTACTTGCGTCACTTCTCATGACATATGTACAGAAGCTATATGCTATTGGCATGAATAATGAAGACCTTGGTAATTCTTTGATTTTTGATTATATCGTAAGAAAGATGGATCAACCCAGAACACCTAAGGTAACACATTGAACAACGAACTAATAGTAATTCAATTTCTTGATAGCACAGGAACATGGCGAACACTTAACAGTGGTGTTGTGAACAATTCACAACTGATTGCCAATGCTCTAAAGGCAGGTAAAGCTCGGTATCCCACTTTACGCTTCCGTGCAATCGGCTCATCAACAGGTCAACTTTATGACATGGTGATGTAGCATAACGATGTGATTTAGAGGACACTGACATGAGTTATATTACTACCAAGATGCTGAATCTTGATCTAGATGAAATGAATAGAGTATGTCATAAGATGTACATGCACATTAAGGAGAACTTTACTCCTGATGGCAATACGGACTACAGTGGTCAAAGTACAATGACTACTAAATTGTATTCTCAGTACAACATATTAACTTCACAATCAGGTGTAATCCATGATCTCTATAGTGAGATCAGAGATATTTTTCGTGAAGTTTGTGATTCAAAAGAAAAGCATTTCATTCAATCTTGGTTAAACTTCTATCGTAAAGGTGAGTTCATTGATTGGCATCGTCACTGGCCAATGCAAGCAAATTGCTGGCATGGATTTTATTGCGTAAGTTGTGAGCCGAGTAAGACAACGTATAGGTTGCCACCAGCGCACGGTCTTCAGATTCCTACAAGTATGATTGAAGAAACAAATTGGGAAACACAAGACGTTGAGAGCAAGAACAACTTAATTGTGCTAAGTCCTAGTGCTGGCGATATGCATAGAACATGGCCATGGGAATATGATGAGCCAAGAATTACAATTGCTTTCGACATTGTTCCGATTAGTTGGCTTGAAAAAACTCCTCAGCCAAAACACAACATTCTAAATCATTGGATTCCACTATAATGCAAGTGAAATCAATTCTTATTGCTGGCGGTGGATCTTCTGGTTGGATGACTGCTGCATTGCTGTCAAAGTATTTGCCAGACATTAAAATTACTCTTATAGAGTCGGCGCACATTCCTATCATTGGAGTTGGCGAATCCACTCTTGCTGGAATTAATACGTATCTATCTCTCTTAGAACTAAAAGATGAAGATTGGATGCATAGATGTAATGCAACATATAAAACTGCAATTAGGTTCTCAGATTTTAACGAGAAAGGTTATCATCAAAATGATAATCTACAAAGACTTCCTCCAAAAGGAAAACCATTTCCAGTAGAGATGCATAGTGTCTATGAGTTCTTTTTACTATGTGGGTTTTTTCCAGATAGAATAAAAATCGAAGATTTTGCAAACTTCTTTGATGACAATCATCATATGACTGAGACAAATAAATTCTCACATAAATTGCCAATCGGCGACTGGAACTTTTCGCTCGACAAAGCGTACCATATGGATGCATATAAATTTGGCGCAACACTAAAAGAATTGATTGCTATCCCAAATGGCGTACAACATATTGTAGATGACATTGTTGCTATCGCATCTGATGATGATGGTATTAAAGGTCTTGTAACTTTAAACAACGGCACATTGGTTGCTGATTTGTATGTTGACTGCACTGGATTTAAATCGCTTCTTAGTAATGAAGTTGGTAGTGAATTTACAAGCACGATGCATACGAATGTAAATGATAGTGCATGGAATGTGAATATTCCATATGTTGATAAAGAAAATGAAATGACAGCATACACCAACTGTACTGCTATCGAAAACGGTTGGGTATGGAACATTCCAACGTGGGATAGAATGGGATCTGGTTACGTTTTCTCAAGTAAGTTTGTAGATAACGATACTGCATTAGAAGAGTATAAAAATCATCTAAGAAGTGTATACGGCGATGACAGAGTAGATCAGCTAGATGAGCCAAGACTTATTAAGTTTACACCTGGATATAGAAAAACACCTTTTAAAAAGAATGTTGTTGCTATTGGTCTAGCTGCTGGATTTATTGAGCCATTACGCTCAACTGGTATTCTCATGACACATGAAGCTATAATTCAATTGCTCAATCTTTTGGTTGCATCAAATGCTAATATAAAATCTATTGATAGGTCTGGATTTAATCGAATCATAGCTACAAACTATTACAATCAATTCGCATTTGTTTCTATGCACTATTGTCTAGCAAAACGCTGCGATACTCCATATTGGAAACACGTAACTCAAGATGTTGAGTATGTTGATGATAGTACGCCTCATCTTTCAATTGAAAATATATATAAAGATTTATTTTATTGGATTTTTGAAGACAATCCATCTCCAACGGAACAAAAAAATATTCTAAGAATTATGACTGTTATGGGATATAAGCCAGCAGTAACGTATAAAGAACTTGACGAAGTAAAAAAAGATGGCGAAGAATATTTTAGATTAAAAACTATGCTTGACATTTGGATCAGAAGAAAGAATATCATAAACGCAGAGATTGATAAGATGCCTTCAGTATACGAATACACACGTAAGAGGATTTACAATGAAGATTAATATTGGTAAACATGTAAACTGGATTGGTCCATATCAGATTGCAGAGAAGCTATTATTCTGGAAAGACAAATACTCTGAAACAGATGATACTGTTCACAACTTTGGTATTTGGCTCGCAGAAAACAAGAACGGCAAAGACAGTTGGCTAACAAATGTCTGTTCCTGGATTCATCAAAAGAGACAGCGCAAAGTTAAAATTCGTATTGACAATTACGACACTTGGAGTATGGATCATACTCTCGCTTATATTATTGTTCCGATGCTAAAGCAGCTACAAGCAACGAAGCACGGTGCGCCTTTTGTAGATGACAAGGACGTGCCAGCAGAATTACGTTCTACTGCCGCGCCAAAAAGAAAGAACAAGTACGACACAGATGCTAATCACTTCAAGCGTTGGGACTGGGCCATGAATGAAATGATCTGGGCATTTGAGCAAAAAATTTCAGACAATGATTTTTGGTTTGAAATGAAAACGTCTGATGCTAAGAAATTGGAAGCCCGTAAACAAAACGGCTATCGTTTGTTCGGCAAATACTATGACGCTCTCTGGGACTAACAATGCACTCACTATCAGAATTACGTGAGCATTTTGCCAGACAGAATGTTTCTGTGCAATCGTACAACGGCTGGCAACTGGTCGCCGATGGATCTACCTGGTCGATGGCGCTGGATGTGCTATATCGAGACGGAGCTCCGGTAGACCTCAAATCCCTTAAAAAATCAGCAAAAACGTCAGTTAAGACCCCTTCAGGCAGAAAACCGACGCCGTAGGAAGCTCTTGGAGCGACTTTCCGAGGGTGGACCATAGGCAAGTACCCCCTGGAAAAGCGTCTCTCCTAGACGAAATCCCAAAAACGCTAAGTCATTGATTTTGTTGAAAATTTAATTTTTCAGCTAAGTCATTGATTTTGCTATGGTTTTTTCCTTACGCTTGTAACCCATTGAAATCATTGAAAAGAAAGTTCTTGCAATTACCTACCACTCATGTATACTGTGTACATGATGAAAACAGAGAGGCAAGACATGATTAAGGTTTACCACATTAGCCCGAAAGAAGATTTTTCTGGCGTTGATCGCACCCTTGTTGCTGAGGTTGCTACTACCGATCTTGAATATGCGTATCGTTGGACGAATAACGTTGAAGGTTCTTGGTCAATCAAAACTTTGGACATTCAAAACGGCGACTATAATCCTGCCGTGACCGTGATTGCTCCGTTGTATGTTGATAAGAACGGCAAGGCTTGGGGTCACCGTTCTACCAGCGTCAATGACGAATTCGAATTGAACGGTAAGATTTATCGAGTTGCTCCTTGTGGTTTTGAAGAAAAGAAGGCTGCTTAATATGAGAATTTTTGATCGTGGTCTGGATGACCTTATGGCTAACATTGAAGAAAATACCTACTGGATGTTCAAGGATGCTGAGGAAATTGGCTCTTCGGATATCTCCGCTTGTGTTCGCAATGTTCTGAACGATTACTATCCTGGTGAATTGGCTCAGGCTACGGCTCAGGAATTTGCTCTTGTCCGCAACTATGTTCACAACTGTATCAGTGAACTTCCGAGGGCTGCTTAACATGTTGAGTTACTGCGATTATATCGCCCATACAATCAAGAACAACATTATTTCTAATGATAAAGAAAACATGTTGCAGAGTACTGGTCCGATCGGTTGGGATTTGCATCCAGAAAACGGTTACATGCTCTCTACTAAGAAAACTATTATGGTTACCGACAGGTTCGGTAAAGCTTATCGCATCACTATTGAGGAAGCGTAAGATGACTAGGGACTACAAGCTTGATAACATTTTTATCATTAACAAAACAGTTTGGATTTTGTCATTGTTTGAAAATGGTAAACGTGTCAAGGCACAACAGTATGACGATCCAGAAGAAGCCAGCTATCATGGTGACATGTGGTCGTACAATGATCAACCGCAATTGAGGTCTGCATAATGAAAACGAATGAAATTAAAAAAGGTATGCGTGTTAAGTTGCGTAATGGCTGGTACGGTACTATGATGGACAACATGAGGGGTAACACCCGCATGGTAGAAGTCGAGGGCTACGAAACAGAAATCGGCAGCGTATACTCTCACGATATAGCTATGGTTAAGGTAGATGGCGTCTGGATGATGGTCCATCTTACTCCAGCACAGTTGAAGTTGCGTACCAGTGTCGAGGCTTGGGCTGCTTAATATGTCTGACTTGACAACACTCAAGATTAGGAATATAATGTATGAGAGTAAGCACTTGTATGCTCATTCGATGTACATTCCTGAGTTTCACTATCTCACTGGTAAGATTATTCCCAATGATAAGTGGACTGGGCCCGATGAATTAACTATTGACGTTGGTGGTTATATTCCAGTTCGTGTTGTCAAGAAGGACAAGATTGTAGAAGGTTATGCTGTTGCAAAAGTAACAACAAATGTTGCAAAAGCAAAAACATGGACAGTCAAAGGTTCTAAGAACAATACGTATACAGTAAACTATAACTCTGGAAGATACGAATGTACTTGTCCCGGGTTTCAGTTTCGCAGAGTGTGTAAGCACGTGAACGAAATTAAATTGGCAGCGTGATATAAATACGATCATGGATAAAGAAATTGTAAACAATTTGATTGGAGTCGTAGCGTGTGTTATCATGTTCATTGTTGTTTGGTGTACATACAAACGTAGGTAAAAAAGATTACGCCCTCGTAG